TCCACGCGGGGATCGGGGATCGCCGTAAATGGCGATTCCCGTTCCTCGCATGGGACCAGCAAAGGGACTTTTTAGCCAGACGTACCTATTGGTACGGCCGGCTAAAGCCCAACTTGCAGCGGATGGTGTGCAACCTTCTGAGAAATCGGAAGGTTCTACACCTCAAAGAGATCACCCACGTGGTGGACGGCGTGATGAGTACGCTCATCATGTCGTTCCCCGAGGTGCTAATGACGTTATCCGATCAGAGTGCGTACGCGCACTCTGACCGGATAATCAACAACCTGATTGCTTCTTGTCTCTTTAATTACCGAAAGGCAATTAAAGACATCAAGAACTTTCGAAAAGATCTGAAGAAGGCAGCCTTCGAAAAACGGAGGCTACCTCCTTCAGATCAATATCGATCGATGCCGTGGATGAACGCAATATTGCGGACATACAACGGCTTTGCAGAGTCGAACACAAGGGCGAAGATGTTTAGAATCTCCGTCTTTTGTCAGACACGGGCGACGGGGCTCGCGGATTCATCCATGGTCGAAGAGGCCATGGATGAATTCGTCGAGACCGTTACTAAAAAGGTCTCCTTCTCTCCTGATCCCACGCTTGTAAAGGCGAGGGACCAGGTGACGGAGAAGATCGTTAACGATGCCACCGGTATCAATGCTCATTTTCGGATGAGCATGAGTACCGCTGGCTGTATCGAGAACGGCCGAGCTCACGAAGGGAAGTTCGGCTACCTAAAGAAACTGGTAGCCGACGGAGTGGCATTGCGCCCTCCGGCATTCTCCGTGAATAACCAGGGAGGTGAACTAGGTACACCTCTCTGGTCTCGAGCCTACAAGATGGCCGACGAAGGCACGCCAAGTTTAACACAAGTAAACTTGGCGGGCGTTCGCGAAAACGGGAAGGTGAGGGTGGTTACAAGTGGGTCCTTTTACAAGGAAACCCTCTTGCAACCATTCTCACACCTAACGATTGAAATGGCGAAGTCGGACCCCATCATAAAAGATGGGCTCCGAGCCGCCAGACTTGGGTACGCCTTCATCGAAGGGATCGATAACCTCGATCCCGTCCGTGGAGACGTCATTTTCGAGGAGGCGCCGGTGGCCATGTCCTGTGATTGGACAAAAGCCACCGACCGCCCTCCACATGAGTCGGGCCGGTTCATCATGGAACCTATCCTCAAGGGGATAGGGCTCAACGATGAACAAGTCGAGAACATTCTATACGCCTGGATAGGCGAATATGACATGTTCCGACGCGGTCAGTTTATGGGAAAGATGGTGAACGGGATACCCATGGGTAATCCGCTCACCAAATCTAACCTATCGTATGCTCACCCCGTCTGTGACCGCTATGCGCGGCTACGGATCATGGATGAGATCTCTTCAGGTCAAAAGACCCGAGACTGGCGTCTCGGGCAGACCGGAGCTATCTCAGCCGGAAACGGAGATGACATGGTCATCTTCGCTTGGGGCCAATTCAAGATGGACTACTTACGGTACTACAACTGCGCCGCGGCGCAGCTGGGGTACCTCCAGTCCGAGCAGGACCACTTCGTAACAGGTGACTGGT